GATGCAGATCAGTGAGGTTGTGCAATGTGATGAGTGCGGGGCCGCGGGACTTGACCCCGTTGACGACGTTTGCGGAGATTGGATAGGGATACCGGGCAAAGGCTACAGGTGTCCCGATATCCTCTGCCGTGATTGTCGGGGTCTGAAGGAGAGAGATGCAGATTAGAGATCGGATAAAGGAGCTTCGGCGCGTCCCGGCGTCGGAGCTTATACCGAACCCGAAGAACTGGCGCACCCACCCTGTGGCGCAGCAGGATGCCCTTAGAGGCGTGTTAGCCGAGGTTGGGTATGCGGACGCCCTCCTGGCCCGCGAGACGCCCGAGGGGCTGATGCTGGTCGACGGACATCTGCGGGCCGAGACCACGCCGGACTCCGAGGTTCCGGTGCTGGTCTTGGACATCGACGAGGCGGAGGCCGACCTGATGCTGGCGACCCTCGACCCGCTGGCGGCGATGGCGGGCCGGGACGAGGAGCGGCTGTCCGAGTTGCTGTCGACGGTCTCGTCGGACAACGACACGGTGAACGCCCTCCTCCAGACCCTGGCGAACGGGTACGAGCCGTTGACCATCTCTGAGCCGCCGAGCCTTGGGCCGGAGTTAGATGAGCAGATAGCCGAGGGAGTGACCCTGTGTGAGTGTGAAGCGTGCGGCCATGAGCATCACAAGCAAGCCTGACCCGACGGTCGTTAGTTTATTCGCCGGGTGCGGTGGTTCGTCTCTGGGATACAAGCAGGCCGGGTACGATGTCAGGCTGGCGGTGGAATGGGATACGGGCGCGGCTGATGTCTATCGCCGGAACTTCCCCGATACGAACGTATTCGAGGGCGATATCGCTGACCTGACAGCGGAGGAGGCGTTGAGGGTCACGGCCCTGGAGCCGGGACAACTGGACGTTCTGGACGGGTCGCCTCCTTGCCAGGGCTTCTCGACGGCTGGGCGACGGAAGTTCTCGGATACCCGGAACCGACTGTTCGAGGAGTATGTTCGGATGCTCGAGGTATTCAAGCCGAGGATGCTGGTCATGGAGAACGTCAGCGGTTTACGCAAGGGTAAGATGAAGCTGATATTCGCTGAGATGACCAGGGCATTGAAGGATGCCGGATACAAGGTCTCCTGTCGAGAACTGAATGCCTGGTGGTATGGCGTCCCCCAAGACCGCCGTCGTTTGATCTGGGTCGGAGTCCGGGAGGACTTGGCGGCAGAACCGGGACATCCCGAGCCGACCGTCACAGTCCCGGTCTCCGCAGGGCGGGTGTTGGGTGCGGCTGATGTGCAGTTGAGGAACCCTGATTTCGAGAATAAGTGGAAGGCCGGGAGCGGCGTCGCCCTTGCTTTGATGGCGACCCACCCGCCATCCATATCCGCTCAGCGGATTGCTGGGGCATTCGGCAACCCGGTTTTTTTGGCCCGTCCAGAGAATGCTGGACGCTGGCGACCAATGCAGTCTCTTGTCGCTACAGTGATGACTGTGAACCCACCATCATTAACAGACGGGGAGTCCGTTCGATACCTGACCATCGAGGAGTCCAAGACTCTCCAGGGGTTCCCAGAGTGGTTCGATATACGGGAGAAGGAATACAAATTTCTCGGCAATAGCGTATGTCCTCCGATGGCTGAAGCTATCGGGCGGCATCTGATAACTTTGTTGGAGGAGGTCTGATGCCAAAACGCACGCAGCCGGGACTATACCCGACGGGGCAGAAGCGGGCCGAGTGGGAGCACCGCCGGTATCAGATGCTGGAACTGTACAAGGGCGGGGCGACGGAGAAGCAGATCGGCGAGACCCTGGGCGTCGACAAGGCGCACGTCCACCGCTCGCTCAAACGGGTGCTGAACGACCTCGCTGAGAAGTACAGCGGCATGGCCGACCAGATACGCGGCCTCCAGATGGAGCGGTACACTACCCTGCTGGCGCGGTGGTGGCCCCAGGCCCTGGCAGGCGACGAGGCCGCGACGAACATGATACTGAAGATCATGCACCGGATATCGGAGATCAACGGCGTGATCCCGAAGGAGCCGATGATCACCATCGACCAGCGGGCTATCCACTTGACCCAGGGCGAGGTCACATTCTCAATCGAGGCAGCTAGTGGCAACTTCCTCAACGGTCACGGCCCCGACGGTGACGTACCGGAGGCCCAACCTCTACCCGAAGCAGCAGGCGGCGATCTTCAGTCCTGACCGGTACGGGATCATCGAGGGCAGTACGAAATGTGGGAAAACGGTCGCCTGTATCGCGTGGATACTGGAGCGGGCGATGGCTGGGCTGCGGGGTCAGGCGTTCTGGTGGATCAGCCCCGTCTATCCCCAGGCCAAGGTGGCGTACCGGCGGCTCAAGCGCGGCCTACCGGAGACGCTGTACACCGCCAACGAGTCGGAGCTTACGATCACCCTGCTGAACGGGGCGATCATCTCCTTCCGGTCTGCGGAGAAGCCGGACAATCTCTACGGCGAGGACGTATACGCCGCCGTGCTGGACGAGGCGACGCGGATGAGGGAGGAGGCGTGGCACGCGATCCGCTCGACCCTGACCGCGACCCGTGGCCCGGTGCGGATCATCGGCAACGTCAAGGGCCGGCGGAACTGGGCCTATGCTCTGGCGCGTCGGGCCGAGGGCGGGGAGTCGGGGTGGGCCTATGCGAAGCTCACGGCCTCGGACGCCATCGACGCGGGGATCATAGCGCCGGAGGAGATCGAACAGGCCCAGCGGCAGTTGCCAGAGAACGTGTTCCGTGAGTTGTACTTCGCCGAGCCGTCCGACGACGGCGGGAACCCGTTCGGGCAGGAGGCTATCCGGGCCTGCATCGGGGACGTCTCCGGCGATCCTCCGGTCGTCTACGGGGTCGACCTCGCGAAGAGCGTCGACTGGACGGTCGTCGTCGGCCTCGACGAGACCGGGGCCGTCTGCCGGTTCGACCGGTACCAGTGGCCGTGGGAGGAGACCGTGCGGCGGCTGGCCCAGGAGATCGGTGCCACGCCCGCCATCGTGGACTCCACCGGGGTCGGCGACCCGATCGTCGAGCGGCTCCAGCGGGAGCTATCGAACGTCGAAGGCTATCACTTCTCCTCGTCATCCAAGCAGCACCTGATGGAGGGGTTGGCGATGGCGATCCAGACCGGGGAGGTGCGGTATCCGCAGGGCGTGATCGTCTCCGAGCTGGATGTCTTCGCCTTTGAGTACACCAGGACGGGCGTCCGGTACTCGGCCCCGGACGGGATGCACGACGACTGCGTGATGGCCCTGGCCCTGGCGGTATATGGCCGGACGGGTGTGCCGGGAGTCGGGGTATGGTAGATACCACCTCAACCGCAACCAACGGCCTGTATGCGCGATCTGTTAACGGATACGCCGGGGCATGACGGAGGAGTGCAAGGAACTCCGGTGCCAGGGCTGCGGGAAGTTACTCGCGGAGAAGGCCGCGTCCGGTACGGTGATCGTGTGCAGCCGGTGCAAGACCCGGAACGAGGCTATCACATGAAACCATATTACGAGGACGACGCGGTGACCATCTACCACGGGGACTGCCGGGAGATTCTGCCGACGCTGCAGGCTAGCGTACTCGTGACCGACCCTCCCTATGGCATGAATTTCGTTGCTGGCGAACGTCACCATGATGGTAAGTGGACATCGCGGTGGGCCGGTACTCCAATAGTGGGCGATAGAGATTTGACAGTCAGGGATGAAATATTGGCCTGCTGGAGTCCTCGCCCCGCCCTTGTTTTTGGTTCATGGAAAACATCCGTCCCGATAGATGCCCGCGAAATGCTGGTGTGGGACAAAGTAGTATCGACTGGCATGGGAGCGTTGGACATTCCCTGGCGACCATCGTGGGAGGGGATATATGTCCTGGGACATGGGTTTGAAGGGGCTCGAGGACATGGAGTGCTCCGTTACTCACTCCCGACGCTCGCGCCAGAACGGCAGATGCACCCAACGCCTAAGCCCATCGGGCTGATGCGAGCCTTGATTGACAAATGCCCTCCCGGTACTATCCTCGACCCCTTCATGGGCAGCGGCACCACGCTTAGAGCCGCCAAAGACCTGGGCCGCAAGGCTATCGGGATTGAAATCGAGGAGCGGTATTGCGAGATAGCTGCCCAGAGGATGTCGCAATCGGTGCTGGCGTTTGACGCGGTCTGACCGGTCGTGATATCGTCGATGACAGTGGCCCGATCCGGCGCAGTGTCCGAGGCGTAACAGCCCGAACGCCGGAGGAGGTCGCTTTTGGCGTTCTGGTCTCCGCTGTTCCGCAAGCAGGCGCAGGAACTCTCGACCACCGTCCCGCTCAACCTCGACGTCGGGCAGGCGTCATACCCTGACGCCAATTACGCCAACTTCGCCTCTGAGGGCTACGGCAAGAACGAGATCGTCCACGCCTGCATCCGCGAGCTAGCGACCTCTGCGGCCTCGCCCCGGTACTACGTCCAGGCTCCCTCGGCTGAAGGCGGCTCCGTCGAGGTCGAGACCGGCCTGCTCTACGACCTGACCACCAAGCCTAACCCGTACTCCGATTGGTACTCGTTCATCGAGCGGCTGGTCACGTTCCTCATGGTGGCGGGCAACGCCTACGTGATCAAGGAGCGGGGGAGGAACGACCAGGTCTCGGCCATGTACCTCCTGCGTCCCGACCGGGTCACCATCGTCGCCGGGGACTACGGCGCGGAGAGCTACGTCTACACGGTCGGCAGCACCGAGTACGGGGTCGCCGCACGGGATATGTGCCACCTGGCCCTGCCCAATCCCGGCGGGGACATCTACGGCCTCAGTCCTCTCCAGGTCGCGGCCCGCACCGTCAACCTCGATTTGAACATGACGGCCTTCGCGAAGGTGTATTTCCAGAACGCGGGCGTCCCGTCCGGTTTGCTCAAGGTGAAGCGACGGCTGACCTCCCAAGAGGAGGCGGCGACGATCCGGTCCCGGTGGCGGTCTCAGTTCGGCGGGGTCAACAACTTCCACCGGATCGCGATCCTCGACGATGACGCCGAGTACCAGCCGATGTCGAACTCGCCGAAGGACATGGAGCTGGCGGGGCTGCACAATCTGACCGAGTCCCGCATCTGCGCGGTATTCGGAGTCCCGCCGATTTTGGTGGGGGCTAACGTCGGACTCCAGCGGTCGACATTCTCCAACTACCGGGAGGCCCGTCTGGCGTTCCACAGCGAGACCCTGGAGCCGATGGTCGCGAGGATTTTGCGGTATTTCAATGCGAACCTGTCCGACGAGTACAGTACCAACGAGACCCTCACGGTCGACTGGGCTGCTATGCGTGGCGTTCTCGACGATCAGGCGGCAACGACGACCCGCCTGACGGCCCTGTTCGCGGGTGGCATCCTCACCCTCAACGAGACGCGGGAGGCCCTGGGCTTCGACGCGGTCTCGGACGGTGCGCTCAGGCGCATCCCGTCCAGCATCTTTGAGGTAGCCGAGGGTCAGCCCGCCCCGGTCGCGGTCGGGGCCGCTCCTGTAGAGCAAGTCCACCCAGCACTCGCTGAGATCAAGGCCCCGCGTGTCGCTCCTCGCGGGCAGATGCTTCGACGTCGAATGATCGAGGAGCGGGAGGAGGAAACCGATGATCTGGCGGCAAAGACCCTGCGGCATTTCAGAGGTATACGGAACCGGGTCGACGGCATCCTCGGTCGGCATATGGAGCGGCAGACCGCCCATACGAAAGACTACCCGTTCGGTGTCACCGACATGCTCCCGCCAATCGAGACCGGGAATATGGAGAAGATCTTGGGGGCCGCATATCGCCGGGTCTCCAAGCGGACGTTCGGGACGATCAACGATGTGGGCGTCGCTGGGACTCTCGACTGGTCGGACAAGCTCCCGACGGTGCAGCGGGTACTAACCCAGGCACCGACGCGGGCCGCGATGATCCACCGGACGACCTCCAAGGCCATCGGCAAGGCTATCGGGATGGGCCTTGAGCGCGGGTACTCC